TTCAGCGATTTTTCGCGCGACGGCCTGATCGGGCCAGCGCAGGACGACCGACCATGGGCGGGGATACCAGCTTCGCAGTTCGGCTTCATGGCCGGTCTGGTCGCCTGCCTTGCCACCCTTGGTGCCGTTCCTTTCGTCCTTTCCGCTGTTGGCGATGTAGTGCCTGCCGGTGGAAAGGATGTACTTGTTGTAGTTGATAGCCATATTTTTCACCTCACTATGCCTGTAGTTCTTCCTGCATATAGGTTGCGTAGGCGCTCCAGTTCTTCGCCGTCTTATATGCTTCAAGGATGCTGTGATCTTCGCTATAAGGCACATAGATGATACAGTCGGCGGCAATGCCAGTAAAGGCGTTGGTGTTGGGCAGCGTAGGAGGGGTTGTGCGGGCAAAGTGGTATTCGGATATTCCGAAACAGTTATAGAACACATAACCCTCGATGCTGGTTACGCCGTCAGGAATGCTGATATTTGATAAGCCATAACAGCCATAGAACGCATAGCTCCCAATGCTGGTTACGCTGTCAGGAATACTGATACTCGATAGGCTGGAACAGTTCTGAAACGCATAACCCTCGATGCGGGTTACGCCGTCAGGAATGCTAATATTTGATAAGCCATAACAGCCATAGAACGCATAGCTCCCAATGCTGGTTACGCCGTCAGGAATGCTGATACTCGATAGGCTGTAACAGGACTGGAACGCATAACCACCGATGCTGGTTACGCCATCAGGAATACTGATACTCGATAGGCTGGAACAGCTACTGAACGTACTTTTCCCGATGCTGGTTATATCGTTGGGAATGCTGATGCTCGATAGGCTATAACAGCCAGAGAACACAAAGCCCCCGATGCTGGTTACGCTGTCAGGAATGCTGATGCCAGATAGGCTGGAACAGTTCTTGAACGCATAGTCCACCATGTTGGTTACGTCTTTTCCAACTTCAACCCTTTGAATCGCGTTTTGATAGACCTGGTTGCGGCCATCACCGCCCGACGCATACCGCAGAAGCCCTGAATATTGATTGCTCGATGAACTGCCATAAAAGCCCATACGCCCGGTCACGGTTAGCCTAATGTCGTAGTTCCCCGGCGCGGCGTAGTTGTGGGTAGGCGTCCACTTCACCGTCGTTATCGACGTGCCAGTCAGCGTATCATGCTCAGTCCCATCGCCCCAATCCACATCCACCGTTCCGTTGGGGCAACAGCCCAGCATAGGGCTGGTGCGACCTTGTTCAAGATGGATGAGCACGTGCGTCTTGCCATCGGTCGTTATGTACATCTGACCAACTTCCAGCCGCCCGTATTTGGCGACATAAGCCTGCGCTTTTTCCAACGACCAGTTCCATCCCTGTGAAGTCAGGGGGATGGCATCACGACTGTGGTCTGGATTATCCGGCATGGCAGTCAGTTCGGCAAACTCATCGGCGGTATAGGAATAGACCACGGTGCCGTCATAATCTCGGAAGTTGACGGCCTTTTCGGCAACGGACGCCGAGCCACCCGTCTTAATGTTGCCGATGGCCGTAGCAAAGCCGTCAGGGAAGGTTAGCGGGTCGGTCGTCTCACCCTTCTCCCGGATGGCATCAGCAATGGCGGTCAGGCTGGCGTCCGACACAACATAATTTGCCATTTAGAAATTCACCCCCACAGCAGACGGCAGCTCGCTCAACACAATTTCTGCGATTTCAGATTTGTCAGCAGAGGTCAATATGTATGCGTCACCTTTCGGCCCGGTTTCACCCTGCTCACCCTGCGGGCCACGCTCTCCTTGAATCCCCTGCGGTCCGCGTTCGCCTTGAACGCCCTGTTCTCCCTGTAGACCCTGCGGGCCGGTCTCGCCACGGAGACCCTGCGCACCACGCGGGATTCCAAACGACAACACAGGAGCCGTGGCGGTGCCGCCAACGGTGACATAAGCGTTCGCACCGGGTTCAAGCGTGGCGACGTCGCCGATGCTGATATTCGGAACAAAATCCCCGGCGTCCGCGCGCTCCGAAACAGCATTTGCCACATTCAGCGCTTCGGTCGCCGCCTGCTGCACCTGTGCCGTCCAATCCGGGGTCGGTTCAGCCGGGTCGATGCCGGAAGGCACGACGCCCGTGACGATGCTCATTTTCTCCGCCCAAATGGTAGGAATGGCGATCGTGCCGTCCGCGCTCCTGCCGTAGACGCCGATTTTAAGCTGACCGCCAGCGGTTGTGAGCACTTCCGGCGGAACAACACAACTGTTGTCACCAGTCAGAATAACGTCCACGGTCTTGTCGCTGCCGCTGAATATGGCGACAACGGAAAGTCCATCAAAGTCCTGTGACAGCTTGAATGTCACGGGTATGCCGATGCTGCCGGTGGTGATGACATCTGTAGAGGTATAGCTCGCTCGACGCGAGTTCACAGATACATTAATCATTCGCTCGTCCCCCCAATCGGCTGCGGGTGCTTGTAGCAGCAGCACATATTGATGTTGCCCTCACCGTCGAGCAGCGTGGCGCTGTGGCTGGGCAGGTCGGAGATCGCCGCCGCCGCGAGGACTTCGTGGTACTTCGATTCGCCCTGATTCCGGGTCTCGGCCCAATGGACAATATGTCCGTATGTACCATCTTTATACTGTTGAATCTCCATGATGTAATACATGCCTGTCCCCTCCGTCAAATGAAATAATAAAAACTGCGAACGCCAGACCATGTGGCGCCGCCAGACGGGCCGTCGTTTGCTACCATCGCGCGGAGCGTCACCTTGCCCGTGGTATCAACGAAAAACACCTCGATCGACGTAGCCCAGAAGCCGGACATTCCGCACAGGTGGAAGGATGGCAGCCACGGCCCTGAGATGGTTCCCTCAAATACGCTGTTACCAGGCGTTGTGACACCGCTCATACTACAGTTAAGTTGGAAAAACATCAATGCCCCGCATTTGTATGCCTTAAAACTGTTGATGGTCAATTTGCCCGCCGTCTTATTGATGCTAAACTGGGCGGTCACGTCAAGCTTGTCAGTCGTATTGAGGTTGGTCGATGTGTTGATCCTTTCAAGAAGCGTCTGGTGGGCGTTGTAAGACGCGCTGTAGGCCGTCTCCGCTGAGGGCAGGTTGCAACTGATGGTCTGCGACAGCCCGCCATTGTAGGTCGTGGTCATCGAATTGACGATCATGCTGTGCTGGACGTTGTTCAAATCGGTCACTCTGAAGTGATCCCCAACGGTCACACTTGGCGCACCACGATAAACAACAGTCATTGCTTCTTGAACGCGCAAATAATCACGGTATCTTTCATGCACTCTATAGATAGCGTTTGCTGCATTTGAAGAAACCAACAGTGGCGGGGCAAACATTTGCAGGGTATTTTCCGCAGTTGAAACAATATTTTCGTCTTCCTTGCGCACTATAGTACGGATGTCATCTTCGGTATTCCAATAATACTTCCCAGTTAACTGATTATACTTGAACGCTCCAATGCCATGTGGAGTGTAGGTGAAATATTGTGCAGGATTAATGTATATTGGTACATAAGTACCCTCGTAGGCCGGATAAATCTTAAAACACAACGAACCGTCTCGGCCCATCCTTGCGAAATAACCGCACGCCTCCGCAATCCATGAAATGATTGTGCGTCGGCTCATGTTCCCAAAGCTGGTCATGGTGTAAAACAGGGACGGCACGCTGAGTTGAACAAAATGTTCATACCAACCATCAGGCCCAGAACCCGCCGCTTGCATCGCATTCCATGAATAGCGATATGGAGTTCCGTTGGTATCGGTTCGCGATCCCCATGCCGCCGTTATATCTGAATCAATGGGTGCCTCCGTGTCATCATAAATACTGATAACGGCATCCATCAAATGTCCAATGGTGCCGTAATCGATGAAGATGCCGCTTTCGCCGGTGCCGTCTGCGTATGGAGAATAAGTTTTCTCATATTCGACGCCCAGCGCATCAAGACCGTCTATTTCAATGGTCGCCGACTGTTCCGAAGCGTTGACGTTTGTAACCGTCCATACGCCAAACGGTTCATACCGAATAGAACTACCGGTTTTAAGACCAAGCGCCACAGCGAAGCGCGTATTAGTAAAGTCGGCAGCAGTGCGACGTACCGTGGTATTGTCAAGCGTCAGGTGATACGACGCGGAAATTACCGTGCCGATGTCAAAACCGCTCTCACCGCCCTGCTCGTCGATAGAATACTGGATGATCTGGCTGTCATCCAGCAGCGTGTCCTCGTAATATGGATCAGCGCCATCGGGATAGTACCACTTGCGCATAAGCGCCTTTATGCACATTGAACGGTCTGTCCTAACGATAAAACTATCTGGATCGTTCCCAAATCTATTACCGTAGTTCGGATCAGTAGGGTCACTTGCATCTTCCGGCAAAAGCTCGCTCCGCAGGGTCAGCATAAGAATGTCCGCTGTGTTGAGATTAAACGTTTCGGACGGCATTAATCAGTTCACCCCCTTACCTCTCGATCAGGTTGTACTTGATGCCCTCCCACAGAATGCCATTGGCATCTACGTTGTACACGGGGGCTTCCCGGTCACCGGCATAGAATCTCGCGGTACGGTAGTCGCCCGTGTATGGGTCGGGGTACTTGACGTAGAAGAACACGTTGCTGACCGCCTGGAGCACCGTCCTGGCGTCCTGAGTGCGAAGCGGAGGCCATTCGATTTCAAGCTTCCGCTTCGCGTTCGCTCCACCAACCACGCGGTCACGAATCATCGTTCCGTCCGCCGCGCGGCCTGTGGAGCTTGCATCGATGTCCTGCAATCGCACAACCAGTCCGCGCATCTTCGGGTCGGGCATCGCATTGACATTGTTTGGAGACCCACCGATGTAAAGAACTGCCATCCCGATTCCTCCTTAGAATACAATCGCGGGTGAACCGCGCCGCCGCGTCTCTCGGTTGATGCTCTCAGCCAACTGCCTGCCGTCAAGATAGACCGCGCCAACACCCGCACGCTGCATCGCAGACACCATCGCGTCGGCAAGGGCGGCGTAGTTCGGCGTATATTCGCCGCTATCGCTATCATAGGAGGCTTGATCTGTCGCCATTGCAGCATCGCCATAGAAATCAATCGAGGCGCTATAAGGCGTCAGCCCATTGAGCATTCTGTCATTCAAATCGCTTATTGACTTCATGACAGACGGCGCAGAATCCGTGATACCTTCCGCCATTCCAAGTCCGATCATCTGGCCGACTTCATCCTTAAACAGTTTGGACGGGCTTCGGATGCCAAGCGAACTCTTAGCCACTCTCAAAAGACCGCCGGCAAGGTTGCTCACGGTCCTAGACAACCATGACCATCTGCTGTTGAGGCCGTTGTAGATGCCATTCGTTATGGCCGAACCAATACCGCTCCACCCGATGCCTTTTATGTTGGAATACAGGCGTCTGAAGCTTTCAAGTGCTTTGCTGCCAATGCTTGCCGCGCCGCTTACAATAACGGATTGAATTCCCCACCACTTACTGGTTGAATCTGAATTGAGGGCCTGCCATGTAGCGTTGATCTGGTTTACCAAGGTCGTTAGTTTTGTGGTCGCATCGTTCTTGATTCCCGTGGTAGCATTGTTCACGGTGTCTTGGACGTTTGACCACGATCTGGACGTGTCCGTTTCGATGGACAACCATCCATCACGCACAACAGTCTTTAGTTCTTTCATTGAAGCCTTGGACTTCTTTACATCCGGGATCATCGTAGGATCGCCGCTATAAGTAAATAGCTGGTTTTCAGCCATCAACGGATCGCTGGAAAAGTCAAGGTTCTTTGTATAGTTCTTGTCATAGTCAACCCAAACATCCGATACGATCAATTTCAGAATGGCTCCGACGCTAAGCAACACACCTCCGGCAACCGGATTCACGTTCAAAAGCGCAAATCCAGCACTCATGAGACCGCTTGAGATAATGTTGCATATATCACTGGCCTTTATCTTTTTGCCATTCTTGAGGTCATTGAAAACCTTGCCCATCTGTATACCCGCAGATACCAACATCGTAATAGACGCAGCCCACGACAAGCTTTTCCCAAGGCCCATAAAACTTGACGAGCCAAACAGTTTGCTTATAGAACGGCCGATCAATTCCTTGGATGTAAGCATAAACGCCATTAACGTCAACGGGCTGATGCTCACATCGCCAAACTTCAAGTCGATGCTCATGAGCACGCCAACCGCGCTGAGAACGTCTTTCAGTATTGCCCCAACCCATTCTTGCACTTGTTTCGGCGTTATCCTTTTGCAAGCGGATTCAATGGCCGTTTTGATACCATTGGCGATATTGGTCAGCGTGTTCTCTTTGGCAAGGATTTTCATGGTAGTCAAAGCGCCAACCAAAAGGTCGCCGACAATGCCACCCATTTCATTCCACGGAATACGCGTTATTGCACGCTTGATAAAGCCAGCAATCTTCGTGCCTATAATATTCCATTCTTCCTGCGTCTTAGGAATCGCATTGTAGATAAGCGTAACAAGCCCTCTAAACTTCCCCGTGAGCGCATCTGCACACTTTTCGACATCAATATCGCTGAAGAACTTTATCAAAGCCAAACGAATCTTGAGTCCCGCAAGAGCCCACTTTATTGAACTCCAAAACCTATCAATATTGAACACGGCGGTATTAATCGCATCCGCAATGCTCTTGCCAAAGACGGCCGGGTCGATCTTCTTGATAAAGCCGTTAATCAGAGATGTAATAGAATCTGTAATGCGCGCACCGTTCGCCTTAATCGTCGACCAATTAATGCTTGACAAAGCATTGTTGATTTTGTTCGCGATTGTCTCGCCAAGCAAACTGAAATCGCCGCTGGAGACCATATCGTTAATCCATGAACTGATCGAGCGCGTTTCAAACCAGTCGGCGCCTACCGCGCTATTGCCGCCAGCGTTTGAACCTCCACCGCCAGTCCTGTCGTTGTTGTCGTTTAGCCTATTGATCTCATCAAAGCCGAGAAGCGTGCGCTTGATTTCGTCGGCTGCTTTTTTCGCGCTTCCGCTTGCGCTTGAAGAAGCATCCTGCCATTGGGCCGCAACCTTTTTCGCCGCAGTATAAGAGGACTGCCCGGTCAATCGCGCAAATATCTGGTTGATGATGTTGAACATGTCAACAAATTTATCGACAACATAATCAACGGCCGGTGCGATAGCATTAATCAGCGGTGAAACCATCGCGGCAAGGCTGTTTTTCAAATACAGGCTTGCCGTTGCCAGTCTGTCCATGCTGGCTGCAAAACGCCCGTCAACAAGCGAACTCCATTGATACAGATTGGAAATGCCCTCGCTGAACGCCTGCATAACCTCTCTGAGCGCTGCCCTTATGGCGCGAAACAAAGCTATCCTTCCAATGGTGCGAACAAAGCCGGTAATCTTCTTTGTCAGATTCGTAATGCTCTGTCCAAGGCTTTTGACGATGTTCCTTGAGATGGTGCGCAATCCTCTCCCGGCCATCTTGGCGGCATTCCACATACTCCGTAGCGTAGACGCCGCAACTTTTGCGCCCTTTGCCACAATGCCGCCAAGCTGCTGCCCAAACGGACGAGCCGAATCTGATGCGGATTCGACGGCATCTTTCAGTTCATGGTATTTCTGAGAAGTCTGTTCGATGTCATACTGCAAAGACCGCCATTGCATTGAATCATGGGAAACGCCAAGCTTCTCCATTTTATCCTGCCGATCAATCAGCTTTTGAAACTTCGCGTCCGTCTTTTCAAGCTCAGAGGTTAGAATACTCGTCTTGCCAAGGTTTGACATCTTTTCACGGAGTTTGTCCGCGCTCGATTCGATCTTCTTCATAACACTATCGAATCTGCGCGCGCCCTCCGTGGGCGCTGAAAGAGGCTTGGAATTGATCCCGCCAAGTGCGCCTTTCAGCCGACCCAGCGTCGAGACGAGCTTTTCAACGCCTTTTGAAGCACTCTCCGCGCTTGCGTTGATCTGTATGGACAGATTATCAATCTCAGACATCTTCCCTCGTCTCCTTCTTCTCCAGTTCAGCTCGTCGTTTCAGTTCACGTTCGCTTTCGGCTTCCATCCGTGACAAATATCGCTTATAATTCTCGATTCTCCGCGCATCTTCGCGCTCTTTGGCTTCCTTTTCGGTCAGCGGCCACGGCTCGTCCGGGTACTTTCCGGGTTCAACACGGCCCTTTCCAAAGGCCGCCCTCATTACCGGCGCCACCATGATGAGTGCGTTATACACATACGCGCCCTGCCTCCATCGCGCCCATTCCTCGCGCCTCATGCGCATTTCAAAGGCTTCTCGGTAGTCTTTGACCAGCATAGGGCTTTTGTGCCAGAACTCGTCATAAGTCATCCCCATGGCGAGGTATTGCGGGAAAACAGCAACGAATAGCTCCGTCATGCTCCTGGGCTGCCTGTTCTCCGACGGTTTCCCCGTTACAGGGTCGCCGTCCACTCTATGTTTCCCTCGTCGTCCTCGTCGGGCAGCAGGTAGTTCAGCGTGTTGTTATACATCTCGGACAATTTCTGAAGCAGCGCTTCTTTGTCCTTCATCTTCTTGTATAGTTCTTCAATGACTTTGCTGCTCGTCTTGCGCTCGTTCGCCAGGAACGCGCCAGCCCAGAGCTGTTCAATGCGGGTCGCGGGCTTGTCGCCCATATCGTTCATGTTGAAGCCGCTGGCTTCCATCTGCTTCACGGTCGCGCGGGTATATTCAAGGCAGTAGTGCTTGCCGTTGTAGTCGAAGTTAATCTGATTGACGGGCTTAATATCCATAGTGATATTTCCTTTCTTTCTGAGTCAGGGCAGAAGCGCGTACCACCTCTGCCCTGTTATAACTGTGCGTCGATTAAGCCGCTTCCTTGATGAAATTCTGGGTCATGGTCAGCGTGACGGTCATGTTCACGACTTCGTTCACGCCGCCACCATTGACGAATACGTCAATGTAGCCCTTGCCGGTGAACTTGGCGATGTTGCCATCCGGAGTATAGGTGCCGGTGGAATCGTCATAGGAAGCGCCAAACCACACACCGACGTTGATCTCCTGCCCCTTGAGCGCAGCCAGCGTCGCATAGTCTGCGTTGTTGAAGTTGCAGGTGAAGGTTTTCTGCTCCGTATTCTCAATGCCGGGAATGTAAGTACGGGCAGGATCAGACAGCGTGGTCGTTTCGATGGGTTCGGGAGCAGCGCCAAGATCGCTGAAATCCTTGATGTCCACCAGCTTCGCCCACGTAAGCGTGCCGGTGCCGGTACCCTGCATCAGATACGTGCGAAAGGTATTGATGCCAACATGGTCAGCCATGTGCGATTACCTCCTGTAAATATAATGGTCTTTGCCTACCACAGCACGGTATCTCGCCGTCATGCGGTAGATCGTCGCGTCGTTGAAGTTCTGTATGGGGTTGAGAAATGAACGGGTGAAGCCAAAATGCACTAACTGTTCGTCAATCAGCGCGATTATGGCCTTGGCTTGCGCCTTTTTCCCCTTGTTCAAATTGCTGTATACGTCCACTTGGTACATCACGTCGGCAAAGTTCTCGATGTCGCCGCTGTCAATGCCGCGTTCAAGCACGGTATTGTCCATCTCCACGACGGACACAGCGGGAAACTTCGGCGGCTTGGACACGTACTCACCGGCGATATACCCGTTGGGATAGGCCGCGTGAAAGGCGTCCGCACACGCTTGAAAGACCTGACTTTCAACGTCGATCATGTGCTGAACACCTCCCGCGCTATTTTCGCAATATCCCTTGTAACGCTCTGTACGGCCCTGTACAGCGGCATGGAAGCGGGTGTACCTCTTGTCAGGTGAATCTTGCCATCACTGCCAAGATAGCCCCACACTTCCTTTGCGCCGTTGCCCTTGCCGTAGGTTCCAATCGCGGCAATAAAATCCAACGAGGAACCAAGCGGGTTCGGATAGCTGCCAACACTACCATTGTGATAAACACCAGCGCCAAACTCTATCCAAATCGCGTCTGAACCATGCGCTACAACCAAAGTCGAATCGTTGCCGGGTTCAACAGTGACCTTCACATTTGCTATGATCGGCCCTTCCGGGGAAGTGCTTCTGTCGTCACGGTCACGGACTTTGAATGTGTCGCTTGCAATCGCGCCGTTGAAACCAACCTCAGCCTGTTGCTTTATCAATTCAGCCACGCGCTCTCGCAATTCATCGGCCTTGCGCTGTACCCACTTGGAGTAGTCGCGTATTTCCTTCACCGCCGCGTCGATGCTTGCCGGATTTAAGATGTCAATGGTAATCGTCCTGCTCATGCGACAGTCACCTTGCTTACCGCTATCACAGTGCTGCCGAAGTTCGGCAACCCGCGCCCGACTTTTCGCACGATGTAGTCCCACGGAGTTACGATCTCGCCGTCAGCGTTGACTTTCAGTGCGCCGTTTTCGTCGAGTTCGGGAACCGTGTCTATCCACAGCACCGCGTATTCGTCAATCGGGGTGTCCCTGTCGCCTGTGACAATCACCTTGTCGTACAGCTCATCATCGCCAAACTGCCGCGCTACAACGTTGCCCTTCGCCGGTGAGATGTTGCCGCTGGTCTGGACGGGGTTGCCGTATGAAGCGGAAGTGCCTATCTGGTTGCCGTAATCGTCATACTGTTCAACAGTCGCATCGTACAGCGCGTACCAGAACGTCTGCTTGTTCCGAAAACACGTCCTACTCATGGCTCATCACACCTTTGCAAACGGGATCACGTTCGCCCGGATGTACCGTACCATGTCTGAATACTGGAAGTGCCGATGGATGCCGTTTTCGATGCTGGTACTCTCGCCCTCCATACCGCGCTGGGTAAAGCCATTCACCACGGCCTGAACCTGCGTGATCTCATAGGCAGTCTCCACATCCTCCGGCATGTTGTCCGGATTGTAGCTGAACCGCCATTGAAGAATCTCGGTCTTGGCAAGGGCCAGATAAGACATAATCGTATCATCGTCCGGCGCGTCAGCCCCCATGATGGTTTTTACCATCATCAGCTTTTCCTCGCTCGTCATCCTCGGCACTCCTTTCCTCACTTTTTCACGGTCTTTCCGCCCCGTTTGACAGGGGCGGGTTTCTCCACTTCTTCCTTCGGCTCCGGGATGATTCCCACCGTGATAGAACCGTCAGGATTACGCCGAATCATCAGGCGTGGGACACGTAGATGCCGTTGTTCTTGTGGGACAGCACCCACGCGCCATGAGCGAACCTCATGTTCAGCTTCCAGGCGTCGGCCTCCTGATTGACCTGCGGGGAGAAGATACGCGGGACGTAGTGCTTCATCACCTGGAGGACAGCGGACGGATGGATAATCATGT